AGATGCCGCAAGTTGCGCCTCGGTATAGCCCGACAGGACAATGTCGATTTCGCGCGTGCTGATCTTCTGCGAATTGCCATTCACGCCCAGCCAGACCGCAATGCCCTCGCCCATGCCACCGCCGATGAACGCGATCTGATCGAGGTATGCGCAATTCGCGTTGACGCCGACACTCCCCCGCGTGATCTGCGCGCCCGCGATGCGCTCAAACGGAAAGCCCGTGGTCCCGACGTTCTGGAACACCTCGATGGTGTGCCTGTTCACGGCGTAAATCTCATTCCGCAGCTTGATCAGCCCCACCACCGGGTCCGGATCGATCTCGCTTGAGCCGTACTTGAGCGGATCCACCGCGAACGGGTTATTCAGTTCCGTGATAACGAGGAACTCCCCGTCGGTCGTCATGAAATACCCGTCGACCCAAACAACATCCACCACGGTCCCAAGATCCGGGTCCGTGTTCTGCGCCAGCGTGGTCCCGTCATAGAGGTACAGCTTACCGTCAGCCGCAATGGCGAGGTAATCGAAGCTGTAGACCATGATTGCGCGGTCAGTGCCGGGGATTGTGCCGATCGTGGTGACAGTTCCCGCCTCGGAAATGCTGACAAGGCTGGTTCCCATCACCCGGTAGAGTATGCCGTTCCACTCGATGCCGCCGCGATCGAGGCCAGGGCCCGTGCCGTTGCTTACGATCCCGTCTGCCGGCCGCAGGTAGCCGTTGCTGATGCCCTGTTGCTGCACCACGGGGACCATGTTCAGCGGATAGCTGACCCGAAAGTCTGCGTTTCCATCGCTGAATGCGCCACTGAGGATCGGGATTTGCAATTAGAACCCGTCGCCCGCGATGATGTGAGCCGAGGACGTGGACGTGCCGGTGATGTAGGCAACGTGTGTGTGATCCAGCGGCTTGGAGATGTTCACCTGCGCATTGGGCTGCACGATGTAATCCGCAGTCGTCGCCACCACGCCGGACAGGCCAGTGCGAACGAACACCGCGTTCGTGCTGCCCGTGTTCGTTACCACGATATTCTGATTGTTGACGCCGACCGCAGAGCTTGCCGACGTCGTCGTGACGCTCGCCACGACAACGCCAGAGCCGAACGCCGGGCCAAAGTTCCGATCAATTGCCATTTGTTACCCCTTGAAGCCAGCTCTGGTATTTCGGATGCTCAAGCGCCACGAGGCGCGAAAGCTGTTCCTGCGTCATCGGGATTTGCCCGATCAGCATGTTCCGAAGCGAAGCGAACTCGGCAAGGATGCGCGCCTTAAGCGCCGCGTGATCCTCGTCCGGGTAAGCTTCCTGCAGCGCCTCTGCCGGCGGATCGCTGGACAGCTCAAGCACTGGCGTTGCAAGTGCTGCCTCAAGTTCAGCAATGCGTGCGCGCAGGGCGTCAATTTCAGCTTCACGCGGATTGTCAACAATTTTTAGAATGATTGGCTCACACGTCTGTTGATCAAGGAAAGGCGCGACAGTTGCAGCCTTGCCCAGCGTGCCAGACGTGGTTGCGTTCCAGTGCGCTTCATACGCGCTTAGATAGCGCGGCGGCTCGTTTGGAATGTCCAGCCGATCGCCACGAATGACGGAGCGAACCTGCGAACGCCACATGCGCCATTCCGGCGAGATGGTCAGCCCCTCATCCGCCGCCTTGGCGTCGATGTGGTCAACTGCCTTGAGCGTGCGCCAGGCCAGCGCCTTCAATTGCCCGTGCTCTTCTTCCGTCATCATGCCGGCACCACCGATCCAGAACCATCCGCGATATACCAGGGCGAAGCCGCAGCCGACCCGCTCGACACCATCAGGCGATTGTTGGTCGTGTCATAGACCACCTTGCCCGTTACCTTGCCGCTTGTGTTGATTGCATTGGCAACCGCTGCGATTGCTGAAGCAGCAACCGACTGCAGCACCAGCCCGCTTGTCATGGTTTGCTGCGCTGTGAAGGTCTGCGCCGTGGCGAGGAAGGCCTGCCCTGACGTGTCCGTGCTGTCGATCACATACCATGTCGAGGCGAGCGAATTGAACTTGAACCGCAGCGCGCCATTCTGGCTGATGCCCGTGGGAGCCCCGACGATAGACGCGCCATTGCCTGCCAGCGTCAGCGTGGTGACAGCCTGCGTCGAGAAGATCAATATCTCTTGGTTGTCCGTCACGCTTGACGATAGCGGAAAGGTGATCGTTCCCGCCGCATAGGCCGCAAGCGGCGTCAGGATCAACCATTGGTTGTTGGTGTTGGCAAGAAGCGCAACCGTGAAGCCCGTCGCCACCGGCGTTGCGTACTGCACCACGAACTGGCCCGCCGAGAAAGTCAGGTTGGCCTGCATGAAAGCTTGCAGCGCCGTCAGCGACGTCTTGCGCGTGTCGCTGTTGTTCGTGCGCCAGATCGGCAAGAGGTCGCCGGCCGTAAGCGTGTCAGACGTTGAGAGTTGGTTGATGTCAGTCATGGATCAGCTCTCAAAATCAAGCGTTGCGTCAGGCCCGACCGTTAAACCACGATCCTCGCGCTGTAGGAACGGGTCGCCGTTAAAGCGCCAGTATTTCGTGCCCTGACCAGCCGGGACAGCGTTGACGTCTATCAGCCTTTCCGGGATCGTCGATCGACGGCTGAGAAGCGCCATGTAAGACGAGCGCGCCGTTGCCTTCGTATCCGGCGAGACGGTCTTGCCCATCATCGGCGCAAGGCGGACTGCAAGGTTGCTGACGATGGCCTCGATTGCTTCGTCGGTGACAGTAGCGTCCTGATCTAGATCGCTGTCGCCAGGATTGTCCGCGAGCGGGTATCCGATGCGCAGGCCCCGCGAATTCCACGTCGCCATCATGTTATCAAGGCGACGTAGCCCGGCTTGCATCTGCTCGGGCTGCAGGTCGAAGGCGTAGGACGCGAGCCCCACTTCTTCAAATGCGTTCTGCACGATCTCGCGCTTTGTCCAGCTCACGGTTGGGGCTCCTCTGGCACGGTCAGCAGCTCGGCTTCCTGCGCTTCAAGCGCCTCGATGATCTTGTTGGCCAAGGTCTTGTCCGACCAGCGCTTGTCAACGGTCAGGCCGATCTCAGCCGCCTTGGTCAGCATCTCGTCCCGCGTCGGCGGGGCGTTGTCGACAGGCTCGGACACAACCGCGACACGCGCGGGCGCGGGCTTCAGATAGGCGTCAACCGCCTCGACCAGCGTAGCGTACCAGCCATCGGTCAGCGCCTTGTCAAAGGCTTTCTGATCAGTGACGCCAATGCTCTGGTATGTCGTGTGCGGAGGACCGAAACGATCGCCAGGGCATTTGTAAACGATGGTGGGAAAGTCTGGCATTGCGTCCTCCCGGCAAATGCCCCCGGCCGGTCAGGGCCGGGGGTTAGTCTTGCTTCAGTCCTAGGCCAGACGATACGAAACGAACGTATTCGCCGCCGTCTTCCGGGTCCGGAGACGCAAGGCGTTTCCGTGGATCAGGCCAGTCGTTGAGTGAGCTGACTGACAGATCATGGTGCCGACAACGGTATGGTCCGCGCCGGCCGTGATCGTGATGGTATCAGCCGCCGCAGATGACAGGTTGATCAGCGTCCAGTCAAAGTATTCATCGACTAGGAACGTGCCCGCCGCATCAAGCAGCGTGCCGGTCGGCAGGGTGTAAGCCTGCGTTGCGCCCGCTGCGTGAGTGCCGGTCACAAGGCCGGTCAGGAGTTCAGCCGCCGTCAGTGTGACGGCAGTCGTTTCGGCGGTCGGCGTGACCTGAACGCCGTTGGCAATCCGGCCCTGCTTCACGACCGGGTCCGTACCCACTTCGTAGAAAGTCGGCAGGCCGCCGCCCGCGTCGATGACAATGGTGGCGCCGCCGGTGTAGGTGCCGAACACGGTCTGACCGTTGATCACAGTGCCGATCAGGGTCGTGTTGTCGGGATAGTTCACAAAGCCAGACGTCCGGTAAACGTTGACCAGGCCTTGAGAGTAGACCGCCACTTTTTGCGTTGCGGTGAGAGTGACGGAGACACGGCCGCCGCCTGTCAGAAAGTTACTCATTGTGCGATTTCTCCGTTAGGTCTGGCTGAACATGATGACGCCGGTCATCATGGGCTGCTTGTTCACCACGCCATAGAGCGTGTCGAGGCGATACTTGGTCCGCATCGTGTTGATGTCGTACTGCTTCTGCATCACGAGCTCGATGCCCTGATCAGTTGCCGCACGCATCACCGCCGCGCCCGCATCGGTCGGGACCGCATAGCGACCCGGCAGGATCTCGATCGAGTCCTTGTACCAGAACGGGTTCATGAAGTTCGTCACGGTGTTGAGGAAGGTAATCGCCGCGTTAGACGCCGTCGCAGAGAAGGTGCAGTTCTGGTACTGGATTTCAGCATCAGAGCCGCTTTGCGCCGAGATGATCGGCGGGGAGATAACGAGCGTCGTGCCACCAGCCGGAACCGAGATGACGCGGAACGTCATCGGCTGGCCAGTGTCCTGCTTGGTGATCAGATGCACCGAGTTGCAGTTTGCGATCGTGAACGCATCGCCCGCCGCCACGGAGGTTGTGGATGTCACGGTGATCGTCTGGTAACGGTTATCGACGTTTGAGGTTTCGCCGGTCGTCGCAACCGATGTGGCCTTGGGAACGTAGAAGTTTGCGCCCGCAACCAGCGTGCTCATGGTAATGCCACCGCCGCCGGCCGCAGCCGTCTTGCGGTTGGCGTAGTCCAGCTTGTAGGTGTCGAAGGACGCAATCTTGCCGACGAAGCCAGCACGCAGCGCCTGATCCGAAATGCTGTTGCCGAACGAACGTGTTGACACGGCGAGGTTTGACGCCATGCCGTTGTAGTCACGCGTTGACAGAGCGAGGTAGCGGTCCTCCATCTGCACGCCGCGCTCGTTCATGATGGCTTCGCACAAGGCGACGTCATCAAAGCCAGCAGCCGCCGCAGAGCGCTTGACGAAAAGCGTACCCTGGTTGGCAGCGACAGACATAACGGACACGTTAATGTCCGACGCCAGCTTCTGCTTGGCAGCATCGCCGAGGCGACCTTCCTGCAGGGCGTCACGCAGTTCGGTTGCCGTCAGAACGAACGGAACCGAGCGCTGAAAGCCGATCGTCGCGGGAACAGACAGCTGCGTGTAGTCGTCAAAGTTGGTCGTCATGTCGGTGCCGCTGTAGCTCGTCGCGATGTACGGCTGCGGCCTCCACATGATGTTGTTTGTGCGTTCCATCGTCGTCTGGTCGGTGTTGAACACCGCCACGTTGCGGGACAGCACGAGAGCATCCTGAAAGCCTTCAAGGATATTCTCGAATGCAACCCGTTCTTCTTTGCTAAATCCGTTAGGCATTGTTCCTTGTCCTTGTTAACCGCGCTTCTGCTGGCGTTTGTAGGCCATGACCTTGGTCATATCGCCTGTCTTCGCCGCTTCTTCGCGCAGTCGTTCCAATGTGTTATCAACGGACCCAGACTTCGGAGCGTTGCCGCTCGGGATCTGTTCTGGCGCCGCCGATGGCTTGCGTTGTGTGACTTTCAAACTCGCCTCCAATCGTCCAATTGCCGCAGCAAATGCGACCGGGTTTGTGATGGCGGCAAGTTCGGCCGCCTTCTTCGGGTTCTTTCCTAGCGCATAGATCAACAGTGCAGGCTTTTCCGCGCCGTCAAGGATGATGCCCTGCTGCGTCACAGACAGGGTGTCCGCAATCACGGCTTCCGCATCGTCGAAGTCGCGCGCCTTCAGCTCGGCCTTGGCGGTGTTGTAGCCGGATATCTTGGCCTCCCACGCACCCTTGACGGCTTCCTGCGCTTTCTGACGTTCGTTCGCCTGGCGGTCATACTCGGCTTTCGCCTTGTACCAGCCGTCAAGCTTCTCCTCGTAAGCGCCTGTGTCATAGTCCACATCGGCAAGCGTCGGCTTCTTTGGCGGGGCGGTGTTGGTCTCACCCTGCGCCGTGGGAGCGGCCTGCGTATTGCGTTCCAGTTGACGTATGCGCTTCTGGTATTCGCGGTTCTGCTTGCGAAGTTCCTTGACCCATTCCGGTGCCTGCCGAGCTTCCTCGGCTACCGGATCGGGCTGGGGCTCTTCGTTGCCGATGCTGACGACAAGCTCGGTTTCGCCCTCTTCCACTGGTGGCGTCTCGCCATCGACAGCGGGCTCCGGGGGCGTCTCGCCCTCCGCAAGCGGGTTAACTTCGTCCTCGTCCGGGTTCAACATCGTAGCGCTTCCTTGCTCAGTCATTGGTGCCGGCTGACTGGTTGGCCGGTTTTCAGTTCAGCTTGATGCCCACGGCTGCGAGCAACAATCTTGCTTCAAACTCCTCGAACTCGATGAATGCCTGAATTGCGTCCTCTTCCTCAAGCAGGATATTGTCGAGTTCGTTGATCGCCGCGCGCAGTTCCCTGTCCCGCTCGATCTCTTCGGCCGTGCGGGCGACCTGTTCGCGCTGCGCTGCCTCCAGCTTGGAAAGTTCGCGGCGAAGGATTTCCGTCTGCCTGATGTCGCCGGTATAGTCCGCGACCTTGCGTGCAAGCCGCTTGGCCTGCCGACTGTCTGACTTCGCCAGTTCCTTGCCGATCGCGGCAAGCCTTGCGGCCTGCTGCAGCTCCAGTTCCCACTCGTGTGCGCGCCTGCCAGCGCCAGGACCGCCCGGTCCTCCGCCCGTAGGCGGTGGGGGCGGAGGCGGAGGCGGTGACCCGCCAGACTGAAGGAGCGTTAAGAACATTCATCAGACCGGGACTTCTTCCCACGCGATCCGTCCGACCGCGCTGAACGTTGTGGACGATGTCGTGTTGAGCAATGCAAGCACGCCGCCCGGAGGCACGATGAACAGGCCATCGAGGTCTTCACGTCCGACATAGGACGGCAGCAGCGCGGTTGATGCCAGCGTCGTGTAGGTCAGGCCCGAAGGCGATGGCAGCGCCGCGCCGCCGATGATGACAAGGTTGTTGCTCAGGCCAGTGAGCGCCGTCGAGCCCGCGAAGAATTTGGCGTTGCTGCCCGACTGCAACATGGTCTTGGCGTTGTAGGGGTTGGAGCCCGTCGAGATGGCGCCGTTGTTGAGCGACAGCGCCCAAACGAATGCGCCAGGGCCTGCGCCGCTGGTCAGGTTGCTTGAGAAGCAGTTCAGGCTGGCTTGCAGAATGACGAGGTTGTTCGTGTTGCTGGTCGGGTTCCAGACG